AACTAATCCCAAGAGTTTGCTCTCCTAATCTGTAACTGCCAGCGACCTTCATCAAACATCATAGAATCAACTTTCTGATTGAAATACTTTTGATTATTTGTAAAAGTAACTTCATTACGCAAACTCAACCTTGCGTCACTATTGATTGTTGAACTGTTGTCATGCCCCAGCTGTAAAGCCAAACGGTCAACACGCAAACCAGCATTAGCAATTCTTCGTTCATAATCGTTATCTTCAAAATAGATAGGGTGCAACGCTTCATCAAACAAACCCACAGAGTTGACTATTTCTTCACCTACAGCAAAAGTCTGATAGTAAGGGAACTTGCTACACAAAGTCAAAGCATCACTTTTAGCAGTCTGCAACAAGTTCAAATCCCCTGGTCTAAACCAGCAGTCAGCCGAAGTAAAGAACCAGCGTGACTCAAAAGGCAACATCTTGATACCTAGATTCCATGAACTTGCAACACCCAAGTTACTAGGCAACTCCAACCAATGAACATCAACTAAAGGATTGTCATACTCAAAGTCTTGCTCAACACCAGAGTTATTGATCACATAGACAGTTGCTTCAACATCAATGCTCTCAATCATGCGTTTCAACAAATCAAACCTGTTCAAAACAGGAACAATCAACTTCACTTTTGAGATAGCTTCTTTATTAGTGGCTTCCAAGACTCCTTATAAACCTTGTCCGCATCATAGGCCTTAGCAAAAGCAATAGTGTCTGGGAACTCTCCCCTGCCACGCTGATAAGCCTGCTCCAAAGCATCCACAATGCCAGACACCAAAGGAATGTTGAACCAAGTGTGTTGCCCTGCATCCCAAAACGGTTGCCCATTCACTAGGAAACTGTCAGGGGAAGCAAGTTCAGCCGAAGCAGCAAAGTTGCTAGTAATAATTGGTACACCACAAGCCTGAGCTTCAATCTGTGGAATCCCAAAGCCTTCACCATAGTTACAGAAAAGACCTACATCCCAAGCCGAATAGATCGCAGCCAAAGTTTCCTGACTTATCCCATACTGATACGCAATAGGGTCAACCATCATTACCTTTTCAGGTGGCACACCACAAGCCTGCAAAATGTTAGGCAACACAAAACCAGACTGCTTGCCATACGGTTCAGTGTGCAAATACAAAATAACGTCATCATGTTTAGCAGCGAAAATAGCGAAAGCCAACAAGTTTTCTGATACAGCTTTACGGTGAATAAAGCCACCAGCCTTATTAGCAAAGTTCATGCCCACAACAAAGCGATCTGTACCACCAACAAACTCACGCCCAGACTTACCTTCAGGAAGCAACTCAGTAGGTTTAAAAAGATTAGTGTCAATAGCGTGTGGGATGTATTCAGACTCTAAGCCTGCCTTTTCAATCATGGCTTTACCAAACTTGCTCATAGCAATAGGCGTGACATTAGGTTTCTTCAACCAAGCCACAACTTTTTCAGGTGCAGGCTGGTGATCTATCGGAACCCAAGAAGCAATCGGGATGTTATCTAAAGCAGGATTAGATGATTCAAGCACCCACACATCATAAAGCGTAATCAGGAAGTCAGGCAATCCAGCGTTTTCTGCTTTCCAGTGAGCATGATTTATAGGCAGCACATCAGTAGAGTATTGAGTCATGCCACGACTGTAATGCGGTATCAAACCTGAGCCTGTTTCAATAAGACTGTTGACACCTTCACCACCATAGTTAGACATCATGGCAACCTTATGCCCATCCTTCACAAGTCTTTGAATAACTTGCTTAGACTGCGTACCATAGCCAGTTGGTTGATTGAGAGAGTTGCTGTACCAAGAAATACAAGAATTAGTCATGCCCCAAGCATAATAGAAAACACCCCCAAGACAGCCCTACGCAGCCGAATTGGGGGTGAAATCTAGGAAAGTGTAGAAACCTTATTAGGTTGCTGCACCACGGAACTTCTTGATGTTTGCAGTCTGCACTAGAGCAGAGTCCAATCTCCAAGTAGCTCTCCAAGTAGCAAGGTCGTTACCGAAAGCGAAGTCATCGCTTCTGTCAACCTGTAGGCCACCAGCGTTTCTGATGTAGATGCTCTTTAGGTCACCAACAGCAAGAGAGTTTACAGCAGTACCAGGTGAAGGCATAGCTGGAGTCTCGATAACTGGAACACCAAGAACTAGGTCTCTACGATCCTTTGAATCGCCAACCTGGAACACGTAGTTACCTGCAGTGTCCTTTAGCTTACGCAGAGCTGCAATAGAAGTGCTGTTTGCAAGCATAGCGAAAGAAGGGCGGTTACGAAGTGAACCATCAAGGCTGTAAATCAAGTCAATAACGTTGTCAGCACTGAACGCACCAGCAACACCAGTTGAACCTGTAACACCAGTACCTGCAACAGGAAGGAAACCTGTAGGCTCTACTGTTCCAGTACCGTTTACAATCTCGTCAGCAATCTTGAAGCCCAGAGCGTTACCGAACTGTTCAGCCAAGAAACCAATGATGTCAACACCTGAGTCAAGGATAAGTTCACGAGATAGCTGTGCTAGTGCTGAGAACTTATATGCTCCAAGAGTTGTGAAAGCGTTGAAAGTAGGCTCGCTTGTACCAATTGAAACACCTTGACCAACGATTGTTGCTGTTGAGAATGTTGCCTGAGATGGAATCTGTAGGTTCTCGCCACCAACGGTGTTGATTACAGTTGCGTACTCAAGCAATGGGTTTACAAGTCTTGCAACCTTAACAATCTCGTTGTAGAAAGATGTAGGCACTGGAGCACCAGTAGAAGAACCTGTGATAGCACGGAACTCGTGTCCACGGATTTCGCCTGCAACCATCTTACGAAGGATCTCTGCATCTGCGTTTAGTGCACTTGCACCAGCAAAGTCAACTGTTGCTGACTGCATAGCTTCGGCAACTTTAGCTTCACGCTGCTCTAGCTCGATTAGTTCATTTCTCTTGTTGATGTCTGCAGTTAGAGAAGCATACTTTGCTTCGTCTTCGCCTGACCAAACGCCGCCACGAGCTTCAACTGAATCAATCAGTTCCTTAGCTTCGTGCCATGCTTTAGCCTTTGCATCAACCTGTTTTGCGATAAATTCGCTCATGGTTTGTTCCTTTCAAGAACATAAATGTAAGGGATTGTTTTAGGTTCAGAGATAAACTCACATAACCCGATCAGGGGATAAACGCACACTGACATAAATAGTCTATACAACACGTTTATACATGCACATAAAAGAAAACCCCCTGGGACAAATCAGGGGGAAAGAATTAGTTTTCTTTTTTAAAAGCAGGCACAATGAGAGGAATGCCTACAAATCAACTATACACGCTGCATCAGCAAATCAAGCTGCTTCTTCTTTAACTCCAGCAAAGCCTGTGGGTTAGTAACTTCAGGGTCTTTCTTCAAAACCTTACCCAAAGTGTCAGTCAACAGTTCGCCTTGACGTTCAGTAAGGACTTCACCAGACTCCAAAGCCAACAAAGCATCAGTTAGTTCTTCAGCACTTACCCCACGCAGTTCGGCTAGACGGATAATCTTTTCAGAGAGTTCATTCATGCTTCTAACGTTAGCAGTTCCATCCGTTGCAGTGTATGCAGGGAAAGCCACACCAACACTAACTTCATGCACGTTCACACGCTTTAGGAGACGCTCATTAGCGTTAGCCCACTCATCGCCACCACTAGGAATACGGAATCCGAAACTGAAAGCAGTGACATCGCCACGCTGAATACTTATGGCAGCATCTTTACCTGCCTGAGTCATAGGCAAATCGGCTTCAACAAGCAACCCACGATCATCTTCCATAAGACGTAAAGTACCTGCCCTAGTTGAACCCAAAACAACGCTTGTGTCATGATTCCAAAGCAGTTTCACATCGTTACGAGACTTCAACGAATCTCTAAACGCTCCAGGCTGAATAGTCTCAATAAAAGGCAAAGGCTGACTAGGGCTGTTGAACACAGCTGCATAACCACGCAAAGTCATGCCATCACCTTCTTGGCGAATCTCTAAATCATGAAGCATCTCTCTACGCTCAATGCCCTTAGACACACGCTCACCACGTTCATGCAACTCTGCAACCTTTACAGGATCAACGAAACGCACAGTATCTTCATCCTTATAGTTGCTAGACAAATCAACATCTTCAACTTCAACTTCTTCAACAACTACAGGTGCACTCATAGAGTCCACAATCTCACACAACTCATAAACAGTTTCAGCGAGCTTTGCAATAGTTTCTAAAGCATCACCCTTCAGGCTGTACGCCTTATCCTGCAATTCACTCAAAACATAACCTTCCATTTGCCTAACATCAATTTTACCTGCATCAACAACAACATCCCGATTGTCACTCAACCCATTCACCCAAGACTGACCTGCATCGCCACCCCAAGCATCCCAAGCCACACGCCCTGCAGTAGGGTAACCTTCTTCACCACTGTTGAAACCTGTAGCACCCTTGACTGAATCTTCTTGCCTAGCAAAGAAACTAATCATCCTGTTCACAGTTTCACCTGAAATGTCTTCACCGGAAGCAAGCTGAACAGCCCTAGCCCTACCAACATCAGTAAAGCCATCGCCAGCCAAACCTTCAGCAATCCACTCCAAAGCACGTTTAGCAGCAACAGCAACACCTGCAGGGGGACTAAAACTGCCATCAGGGTCAACAGCACGTTCCCCACCAACAGGGATGCCTTCAGCCAAACTGATAGCAACCATCTGATCTATTGCTTCTTGCTTAGTTTTATGTTCACCCAAAACAGTTCCATCATCCTTGACAGTAACCCAGCCACTCTCAGCCTGCTCAACAAAGTAAGGCATTACGCACCTGTTTCATAACTGCCATCAGGCACAGTAGTAGGGTTCTGCAGTTGCACTGTAGGAAGCCCTGTATGTGGAATTGGTGACAGCCCTAGTGACTTCAAAACATCTTCAGGCACAAAGCCCAAAGCGATAAGTTTCTGAGCCATGTCAACCTTAGTTTCATCTTCATTCAACGAAGCAGCGTTGATGTTGATGTTAGTCAAAGGCACACGAACAACATCGCCACCT